CGGACATGTCAAGCAAAGCTTTTTCTATATTCGGCGTGATCTCGTCGGAGCGTTCCTTGGACAATGCAATCCATTGTGTAACACCCTCCGCTGGCGAATAAATGCCATTTTCTTCCATCCAATAAGCGATTTCTCTCAACGTTGCTTCGAGGGTTGTGGCTCTATCCATCATTCCTTCTCTCAGAACGTTTTTAATTTCTTCTTTAATAATCTTTAAGAGTTGAGACTTAGCTAGTTTCATTGTATGTTCTCCAATTTTCCATTAGAAGTTTCATTAATACTCGCCCTCATCTTCATCCTCACGTACATATCCCAGGTCGTTTGGATCTATTGCCATCGCATATTGTATTTGTCTAATAATATTACCTGCCAGCTTTTCCGAGACATCACCCGTAACAACATAGTTGCCCAGCTTAGCTAAAAAGAAATCGAGGGACATCATAGTGCCATCAAAATCAGGTACAGCAATGCCCACCAGTAAATGATGCCTCATGTCATCTTCATACTGTGCCGATAAAGCGTCCATTCTTTCTTCTTCTGGTGACATTGGTGTTTCATCATCAACTGGAAGCTGTGTTGCTCTTGGAAGTGCTTCGTCGATTCCCTCATTTTTGGCTAAGCTTGCGTCTAGCTGTTTGAGTAAAAGATTTACCTTCATTGAAAGAAGCTCCAACTGTGCTGAATTCATCGCCTTCATATCTGGTATTATCTTTTTAAGTGCATCTTCCACTGGGAGCTTGAGGGTTTCAGGGTCTATCCCGTAGGTTTCCCGTGCTTCTTTCATTACATTCTGGAATTCTTCTTTAATAATCTTTGAGAGTTGGGATTTGGCGAGTTTCATTTGATTAAAATCCTTCTTCATCTTGGAATTGTTCATACTCGGTCGCTTCTACAGCATTTTCGTATCCGAGATTGTAATCTTCCCAATAATCAGTACCCCACCACTTCCTCTCGCGCTCCTCGGTGTTCTCCCTATGATCTGCCCAGCCATCCTGTTCGGCTGCCTGTGCGGTGTCTCTATCTTCGAATATTAAGTTTAATTCTTCCTTAATAATCTGTTTAAGTTGGGATTTGGATAGTTTCATGTTGCTAATTCTTTCACACTTATGACCAGATTTGCGGCATATTCTGGTCTGCATAGACAAGAAGACCTCGGACATTCAAATGGTTTTCAATAGGATCTCCTCCTATGGATCTCGCGATCGCGGGATCCTGTGCGAGAAGCTGGGCAAACTTATCCATTAGTGGGAAGGCGGCCGGGAGCCTGGAGGCGTCTCCGCGAGCGGCTGCAAGAGCGTTATGAAGCTTATCGCGCAATTCGGGGTTGTTTTGAAGCACGTTCATCAAACTTCCCGCAGGGATACTGCTGTGGATTGCGTTAGATTTGATATAATCTTTTAGCCCTTCGTTCAACTCCATCTTCTCATCCATAAAATATCGTGGATCAATAAATTTCTTATTCTTTCTAATCATTCGTTAATTTCCTTGTGGTAGTCCATTCATACATAGTATGGCAATAAGCCCAGGTACGTTATCATTAATATAAACACCTGAAAAAAGAGTGTCCGTTCTTCCACCGACATATCCAATTGCCGCGTCTAAGTGCTTGCTGATTTCTGGATCGTTAGCCATCTCTGAGGACACGATCAGCAGCAGTGCGCCAGTCTGTGGCTTTCCTTTCGGTGGAGGACACGGAGAACGCTTCATGCAATTCTGAAGGATCACTGAGCCCAAATTGGGCGTGGCAGGATCCTTAACGAGAGTGGAACCAATAAACATTCTTTGTGGTGTTTTCAGACATCTTTCAAGATCTCTTGAATCAAAAGATTGAATCGGTGATTTATCTGATGCTAGCTTTAATATTTGTGTCCACAGTTTTGCAAATGCAGCATTGGCTGCGGGATATAATCCGAGTATTCCAACTTTGCCGCGAAGTAGCTTAACTTGGCGCTCGTTATCTAATACAACGTGTGTGTGTTCGGCAACGTCATTAAGAAGAGCCAAGGCGTTTCTACTAATAGTAGGATTTAAACATTCTTGCGCGGTTGGCCAAGAAGTGATGTATATGACCTCGCCTTTAGCCTGAACCGACTTGAGATATCGTTCGAACACGCTGTGCAGAGAAACGGCGGCAGAGCCAGTTCCGCCGCCGCCGCCAGCACAAACAAGCAGCCAGTCAACTTTGCCTAATTTTGTACGAAGGGCATCTTCCACAACTGTGCTGTTTGCATCAAACACGGCTTTTCCTAAATTCACATCTTTGCCGATTCCATCAGCATCGGGAATCAGAACAACGTGTTTGTCTTCCACATTATCAGGAATATCTTTAGGAGTAGTATTGACGAGCAAAGTTCTATTATAGCCAAGATCGAGGAAAGCTTTGGCCATCTTACCACCTCCACCTCCGACACCAATAACGGCACAATTCAAAGATGCGGGAATAGTATTCTCTGGAAGTAAATTCTCATGGTTTACTTCTTCGTCATCTCCATAGTGATCGATAAAATCAAAATCATCGAATTCGCTAGTGGTGTCCGCGATGAGATTGGCTGGTAGCACTTCTTCGGCGGCTGGTTCGACAAAATCAAAATCGTCAGAGTTACTCATCGGACTCTCCTTTTCTAGCTTCTGCAAGAAAAGCTTGAAGCTCTTCCTGCACAATCTTTTGTAGTTTTTTCTTGGTGATTTTCTCTCTCATCATGCTTTCTCTACGCCTTTGCCCGCCTGGACCTGGAGTCCGACGCCTAGCTATGTTGAGCGGAGCAAATTCTCGGCTCAGCTTCGGATTCTTGGGGACAAGCGGACTCTCTGCTGCCGCCATGGGCATTCTTCCGGCGGTTGGTGCAAGAGAGTTCAGATAATCTAGTATCCATTCGTCGGGCATACCTGTTCGTGCTTTGGCAACCCCATATGGCATTTCGGGTACTTCTTCGGGTGGGGAAGATGTATAGTATCCGAAAAGCTTCTCATAAGCCGATGTGCCGAGCGATGTGCCGAGGAGGTCGTGCCTGTCTAAACGACCTTCGAGTATTTCAATTACAAAGTTTATTTCTTCTCGATCAAGTCCTGCTTGCTTTAATTCTTTTTCCCATACAAGCTGTTGCTTGAATCTGGCATCTTCTTCCTCGGTGTCGTAAAGCTGACCCGCAGGAGTTTCGCCATGGAATTCGACTTCATTAATTATTTCTTGAACAAGTTTGCGTAATGTTGATTTTGTTAGTTTCATTTTTTACTTCTCTCAAATGCGAGTTGTTTCCCTGGATCGCGAAGGGTAACGTATTCGTGCTCCTCTCCTCCTTGGAACTGAGCGCTCAAGGCTTCCAGTTCTTCAAGATATCTTTGCCCTTCGGGGGTACTGGGATTCCAGTTTTGAATTAGTGCTTGGACGCCTTCTTCCAGAGAGTTGTGGCGTTTCTCGCCCATAGCTCTGCCCAAGCCGCCGACTTCGGCTAGCTGCTCTTTAATGAGTTTGCGTAGTGTTGATTTTGTTAGGTTCATTCGCCGCCGCTTCTATTCAATAAACGATCTCGGAGGTTTCTTAAGACCCCCATCTTCCAGTTGTAAACAGCGCGGACCTTAGCCACACACCAGCCTAAGCCACCACGGGCCCAGTCAGCGGGGGCTTGCCAAAGGTCGCGAGCAACTTCAACGCCTTGATCCCAGGCGAGATCTAGTATATCCAGCACAAGCTTAAGCGGTGCGCTCAAAACCCGTAGCCAGGGATGGCGTTCGCGTCTTAGCAATAGCCATGCGAGCAATACACCAACCAATAGTCCTTCAAGGCGCGGAGCACCCGTATGAAGATGAACCAGTGTGTCTCGACCTACATCAAGGACGAGCAATCCTAAATTCCATACAGCATCTAGCACGCCTGCAACAAGTTCACGTCCCAATCTTAATAATTCTAACATAATTAAATTCCTTCTTTTAATAAATAAAGCAGGCGTAACACCTGCTTATAAATAGTCTTCTATAAAGGAAACCCCCCAACCGATTGGGCATCACAGGTTTGGATTGACACCAATGTAAAGGTTACAAATATATTTGTCATTAGATACTGGCCTCATGCCTTTATGCATGTGCGTGAAGTAAGGTGGGAAAATAACCATTTTGCCTTTTTCTGGCTTGATTTTTAAATTTTGATGGAAGAAAGCTGTCTCACCCCCTTCTTCGACATCGTTCAAATAAACCATAACAACCAGCATTCTTTTAGCCTGTACTGGCTGTATTCCCCAATCTTGATGCCAAGCATGAAACCCCTGATGTGGTGCCCTATATCGTTTAAGCTTAGGAGGCTGTAGCAAAACAAAAGACTTTCGAACATTCTCTTCCGTTAAATAATCTTTTTGTCCGAGGCGGTTCACTATAAAAGAATTAACATAATTTGTTACCGGTTCATATAGAAAAGAATCAAATTTAAGAAAAAGCTGTTGATCGGCACCCGGTGTGTGATCCGGTAATAAATCTAGATCCACACTATTCTTTACGCCGATATTCAAATTATTCTTGCCAGAAGCACCTTGGTGTGCATTTCCTGTTTTATCATTGTCTTCCAACAAACCAATCAGTTGGTCGCAAAATGAATCTGGAAATTGATTTTTATATTCTCTTATAAAGTTGCCACTCACGCGATTCTTCTTTTTCTTTTCCCACTATTTCTCCAGTGGTTATAATAATTAGTTTGTATAAAAACAAGCCCCCCAACCGATTGGATGGGGGGAATGTAAAATTTGATTTTTTTGATTATTAACCGCTGGCTGTGATTCCGCCATTTGCGCCTGAGTAGGTTACGGCGTACCAGCTTGTTCCATCCGAACTCTTGATTTCAACCATATCTCCAGCCAGACAAGTGCCTCCAATAAAAGTAATCACGTCGGCTAGCGTGATGGCAGTTGGCGATGCATCAATGACTAGTCCCTGTATGGTATCGGATGTAGCTGCAACAATCCTAATGTTGTTCCCAGCAATGTCTTTCATCACGAAAGTAGCCCAGAAGCCACTTGTGGAGTTGGCTGGTAGGGTAATATCATATGCGCCGCTGTCTGCATCAATTGTGAACACCTTGCCAGAATCAGCCGCTACTAATGTTTTGGCCACGGTGAGATCTTCTACCTTTCTCTTGTAGCCATACAACGTTGTGCCCCCGCCCAACGCCAGATCTGCACTTAACGCTTCCATCAAATACTCTAAACGTCTTAATCCTACTCTTCCCATTTTTTTCTCCCTCTTAAAAAAATTAAAGCAGATGGGTGTCCATCTGCTTATATATAGTCAAGAGATTTGCTAACTGCGGTATATAATATTATTTATTTGGCGTATACAACACCATAAGCCGTGACGGAACTCAGTCCATTATTTGGATCGTTAACATAGCCACGAATGGCTGACGGTCCCTTCACAAACGGTGCCTTCCAATTAGCTGCCTTGAAGATGGCTCCGTCTGACTTGCGAACAAAACCAAAGACGCTAGCGCGTCCGTCTTCTTCTGTTACCAGCTTCCAATAAACTCGCCCCGGACGCACAGCGACCCAATTTTCGGGCAGGCTTGGGTAATGCTCTTCCCGATATTCTTTTACCAGCTTATCGCAGCCTTCCGCAAAACTTTCAAAAGCTAGCTCAATCTCCTCTTTAGATCGTTTAAGCATTGATAGCCCCTTCTTCAATTAGTGAGGTGGCAGTGCGACCAAACCATCCTTGAAGCGTCCAGGCAAGTCCGGTGTCTACCAGATACTGCCAAGCTTCGATTACCTGTTCCTCACTCTCGGCTTCAACGAAGCCTTCTGCGAGTCCGACTGCTTGATAAGTGTTCATTTGTTTGTTCTCCATGTTTATAATATAGCCTATTTTTAAGAGGTTGTTGTCAAGAAAGTGTTAAAATGGAATACTCGGAACATAGCCAATCTCAGGTGTCACAGCCCATACCTTTGGGTGAAAGACAACATCGGCATACTTCCTTGCCTTTCCTACGTGACACGAAGTTGTAACAGAGTGGAATTCTCCACACGGTGCAGTTGCATCCTTGAGGAAGCAAACGCCACCCTTGCGAATGCCAATGAGCAATTTGTAGCTCCATAGGTGCTTGCCGTCTGTCCGTAATGTGTCTCTTCCGTTTCGAGCTTTAAGTCCATCGCGCCATGCACGAAGAACATTATCATTTTTGGTAATCATTGTATTTTCCTCAAGTTGAAGTTTGTAAAAGTATATTGTGTCGTGTTTGTAGTGTTTAACCGTCACGTTTTCTTTTTAGCCCAATTTGGTGGCTTAAATTTTGGGTTGCCAATTTCGTAGTGAACCGCCGCTGACTCCATGTTAGCGTTCGAATGTATTAGTGAATCACATGCAGATGTAATTGCATGACGTAAAGCCGAGTTTTCCTTTTCTAGTTCTAAGACTTTTTTTTCTAACTCCTCAACAAGTTTTTTGATTTCTTCAAGTTCCTGCATTATTATATTGTTCTATTTCTTCTATAAAAACCCAATAATTTTTACCCTCTACAAGAATCATATAGAGATCATCATAATACCAACGGAAGTCATAATCATATAGACTGCGTGGAGGTGGACAGATCGTTTCGTCATCATAATATTCTGGGTCGCTTATGGGATATCTGTAAGCCGCGCTAACTTCTGTTATTAACCCTATTTTGCCAAAAGGGAATCCTTTAGGGCGAAAAATAAAATCATGCTGATCTGCCGACTTGACCACCTGAACTAAATCTCCAACTTTGAAACTTGTACCATATTCGTTCATTGCCTATGAAGCTCAAACTCCTATCTATAAATAGATGGAGAACGTGCATTACGCCTCAAACGCCATGTTCGACATTTCTCGCTTTAGCGTGCTTTGAATGTAAGCAAGGTTTGCTACAAGCTGCACGTCTCCCCGCATGCTAGCAGCTATACTTTGGCGTTCCAAGTCTTCAAGAGCCGGAATATAGTTTAGCATAGCATACGACGAACATAGCCCTTCTGCCAGTGAGTAAACGAATTCAACAGAGCGCTCAAACGGTGTTGTTGCTTTTTCCATTATCTTTTCCTTTCCTGTGCATAATTAAATCTTCTACCAAATATTCATATAGTTGACCATTTTTCATGAAAATTTTGGCGCGAGGGCTTTTTCGATATTGCCCAGGCTTAACTTCTAATTCGGGAACATATATCTCATATACAATCCCAAGAGCGCTGGAACGGTTACCCTTAAGAGCAACCAAGTCTCCGATCTCAATCATCACTAGGCACCCCCAATCCGCGCCTTTTTGAGATACCGTTCTTCAACAAACACCGGTACCGCGCCACCGAAAGGCAATACCTGATATACCTTGGTGCCCTTCGCAGCAGTTTTGGGATAAGTGGCGTTAACCTTAAGCACCACGCTAGGGCGCGTCTGACCGCGACGGATTCCACCCGGAGTGCTAGCGCGGAAATAAACATATGAACCAGAGGTAAACTTCGGTTCAGCAAACCAAGCATTTAGAACCTTTTGAGCGTACTTGTTACCAGTAATGCTCCTATACTGCTTTTCAGTCGGAACAAACTCTGGAGTCTCAAGAATGTTGCTTGCCAAGTCAGCATAGTAGCCAGTTTTAATATAGTAGCTGGCAACGATCTTAGCATTAAGCTGCATTTCGTCGCTGGCAGAGTATTGCTTTTTCCACTGGTCTACCGCTGCAATGGCTTCGGGAGAGTATCGAGCTTCAATTTTTGCCAATACTCCAATCTGCTTTTCTGAAAGCTGACGGTTGCTCTTGGCTTGGTCTATCAAACTCTCAACAAAACCCTGGTCCCAAGAGCCCGCCTCGACATGAGCAGCCACAGACTCCAGGCGCTTAAGCAGCGGATTCTCCGCAGCTTTTGCAAGATTTTCTTCACTATAGCGATCCTCCAACTGGAGGAGGCAGCGTTTACGACCAGAAGACAAAGAACCCCGGCGAGAATACGACCCCAACAGGCTTTCAGCAAAACCTTGGTCCCGTGGCGAAACAGCAGGATTAGTGATAATCGCTTTCAAGCGGTCAGCATAAGTAACTCGGGGCATTTCTCTCTCCTTACATATATAATATAGCATTTATAGGGGGCATTGTCAATGCCTATATTGTCAAGTAAATGTCAAGTAATTATTAGGAAGCCCACCGAATATAAGTCATAAGACATTCGACTTTGTGAGCATCAAACCGGTCTTCGTAAAGCCCAAGACCAAGCCGCTTGGAAAGCCTTTTGCCGCGCTTCCAGGCTTCGACTTCTTCTTCAATAGTAGAAACTTTGTGCAAATCGGTGCGAGCCCTACGACCATCGATATCGCCACGGACTCTACCCTTATATTCCTTGTAGAACTTGCCCCAATCTTTGCGAATCAAAGCGTGCCCACATTCGTGAAGCAAGCCATACAGCCTCTTCTCAATGCCCGTCCGTGAGCAAATCGTAATCTCTTTCAAGGAAGAATCGCATTCGTCTATGTAATCCGAACCTTCAAGAACCTCATAGCCAAGAACCTCGGCGGCATACTCTTTGACTTTTTCATAGTCGGCGTAGAGGTGTTGTCGGTCAATCATCAGAACTCCTTCTTACATATATAATATACCATTATATGGAGATGATTGCAAGTTTATTATGTCAAGTAAGTGTCAAGAAACGTTAGTCAGCTTCTCCTATAATTTTGATCTCATTGAAAAGTTCAAAGTTAAAAATCCAGTCAATGTCGTTGCCCTGCAAAAGTTGAACATGGAGCCCTTGAATAGATTCGCTATCATCCTTATTTCGTGGACAGTCTAAAATATCTAAAACAAGACCATGTTGCCATTCATTATCGCCCCAGGCGAATTCCTTAAACTCTGTAAACACCCTTTCAGTTACCTCTTCTACAGGCAAGGGTCGCCATTTAATATAATCACCAATCTTAACCCTTCTTAAAACGGCTTGCTTATCTGACTTTTCTCCATGTTCCATTTTTTAATATTTCTAGTTTGCCCAATTCTACTAATAAATCTAATGACAGCCAAAACAATTGTTTATATCCCGAGTCTAAAAATAAAATAATTTTACCGTCTATACGTTCCTCTTCATCTTTTATATTGGTTACCAGTCCATAAGAATAGTTTCTTTTTTTTATATCCATATATCCTAGCGGATATAACCAGCGAACATAATCGCCAACTTTAATATTCTTTCTGTTCTCCATCTTCAAAAGTAATTAGGGTTTTATTATCTGGATGTGGCTTAACATGGACCTTTAAAAAATCCTCTAAAGAATCAAATATGGCAATGCCGCCTCGGGGGGGTGGAAATAACCAGTGTATTATGCAATGTCCAGATGCAAGAACTACCCCCTCAATTACCACACCTTCCCCCGATACACCCGTTTCATCACTCTGACGGCACACAGTAAAGGTGCGGATACCTTGTGGTGCTAACTTCGGTGGCGGCTTTGGTTTTAAGTCTTCGTCTTGTGTATTATTTTCGTCCATAGTCATCCTCGATGCGAACTACCTCGCTACCATTATTATATCCAGTGCCGATTTCGATAACCTGTGCATCTGTGAGTGCCTTGATACGATATGGACAATTAGATTGAATATTTAAAGTCTCCCCATGTTCAAGTCGTGTGTGTATAAAAGGGTGCATCACGGGATCTACCAACGAGTGCTCACTGCCATATTCTACTTCAATATTACCTTCTAAAACAAAAAGACATTCATCTTTTAATGTATTGTGTTTTAAACTATTACGATGACCAGCTTTTATATAAAGGATCTTCCCACTAATACCATGAAGTGCTGACCAAATACGTTCATACCCCCATGGTTTGTTCTCTATTCTACTATTTGATACCCAACAGGTTTTTACATGTTTCTTCGTTTTTATAACAGACATTATTATTTATCCTTCTGATAATATACTAACTTCGCCCTCTTTAATTAGTTTCTGCAATTCGTTTTCTTCAAAAGCAAGCGTCCCCATATTGGCTCCGTCCCTAAAAAAGTTTAATGTATAGTGCCATACCTCCTCTCCATCAAAAAAAACAGGAAAATAGTCAAGAACTATAACCCTATAGGTATGATATTCTTCATCAATTTGTAACAATGCGCCAACAGGTATCATGCCTGTAACTATATTTAAATTGTCATTATTACTTTATTAATTCTTTTTTCGAGTTCCAAGTATATAATCGGCAATCGGAAGGACCACATTCATGTTGTGATTCTGATGCATCATATGATGATCCCAATGCCATGGAAGCCATTGTTTACCCCATTCAGTGTGTTTGTGAATTAATTTATGACAGAGTATAAATGCCAATCCATAAAGCACTATACCATAATAAAACCAAGAAGACAAAAAGAAAACTGGGAGGTGAAGCAGCGCAAGAGCTATAATTCCTAGATTTTCGCGTAGCGTAAACCTATCGTCCTTATTATTGTTGTTTAAACAGTGAATATGGTGTTCTCTTAAATGAAAAGCAAAAATACTATTTTTATTTTTACCGAGCTTGTGGAATAAATATTTATGGACACCCCATTCTAAAAAGCTGCCATATATCAAGCCCAGTATAAACATTCTTTATTATAAAAGCCCTTCCACTACTTGCCGAATCCACGCTTCGTTAAACCCATATATGCCATATGCCACTGTTTGTGAGCGATCCAAAAATACAAAAGTTGGCCAACTACTTAATGGATATCCATGTGCAGCCCCGCCAGAAACCAGCAAGTCTCTGCTGCCTTGCAGTACGGGAGCAGAGGTTATACCAAAAGTGTTTGCCCAATGTGTCGCCTCTGATGCATCCATCGTATTGTTTTGTGCATCAACCACCAATATAGTCACATAATGAAATCCTTGAGAAGCATAATCATCTTGTGTGGCTTGCGCGGTTGCTGCGGCGCTTTGACAGGGCGCACACCACATGGCTGATAAATCTAGCAACACAACATCGCCAAGATGATCAGATAATCTCCAGGGATTATTGTCCTTATCTAATAGTCTAAAATCGCATGCTTTATCGCTAATGTTGTGTCCACAGTCTGTTTCTAAGAAACCCAGCGTTAAAACTTCTGGAACTGTGTCAGCAGTTCCCGAATCTGTGGTGACTGACGTATCGGTAGTTCTCGAATCTGTTGCAACTGACGTATCAGTTGTGGCTGATGTGTCAGTTAATGTACCTGGATTGGGCTGTTCTCCATAGGCAGGTTCGGCTCCGATTCTTTTTTCGCCTTCTTCTTGGGCTACTTCTTCTGCTGTTTCTCCTTGCGAAGAAGGGGTACAGCCGACAAACTCAAATATCACAAAGGTACAAAGTGCCCAAAGTGCTACAAAAGTTAATTTTTCTCGTTTGCTTACTCGCATAATTTTATCTCCATAATATAACTAGTTTTAATCTTCAGAAAGATATCGTCCATTTTTCTCTCTAAATCGTATACTGCCATCCCACATCCGAACAGCATGCCCTTCCCATTCACAAAATCGCACGCATCCTTCGCGCAACTCGCCTGCATCGAAAATGCGAGTGCTTTCGAGATGTTCGCCGCATTGCGCTGGACTGGTTGATCCAAGCCTTTGACTTCGGAGTGTAAAGTGAATCGCATGCCCGCATTTAGGACACTTATTGTTCCACCTGCTTAGCCTTTTTAGCCTGTCTTCATAGGGCATTATCGTCCCACCCGCCTTCAAAATGTAGTGGGTGCATCATGTGTCCTCTGGTGCGAGTATGAAGCCACCCTAGGGCATGCCCTAGCTCGTGTTCCAGCACCCTTTCAGTATATGGATGCCGAAGCTCAATGGTCGCCCAATATATCTCGTTTGTATCAGAGTCAGCATATAACGTTGTGCTTCCCAATAGGTTGTTCATAAACAGTTGTCCCTGGTCTAAGGTAATGGTTACGGTGCCAAATTTATTTATTTTTATACAATCGGAACTATAAATTATATCAAATTCATATCCTAGATTTTGCCACCATTTAGCTGCATTGGCAACCTCATGAACTGGAAGAGGAGAGACGCTGCATACCCGAACAGAGGGTGTAAAAGCCCAATGAGCCACTCTATCAATCTTCACCTCTGTGATACGCGGGAAAAAGGCGAAAAGACCTGAAAACATACCAATCGTCATTGCTAGCATAATTGTTATTTTGCCTTTTCTACACCTCATAGCACGCTAAGGACCGCTCCTGTTAATAATAAAGCAATGGCACAAATAAGCGTTGAATAAGCTATCGCCGCTATGATCACTGTTGCCGGGCTAATACCTCGCCATCTCATTTTATCAGCTAATGTAGCACGTTCAAACTTTTGTGATTCGGGCTCAATATACTTTGGTGCAGGTTTTGGTACTGTGCGTACTACCTGCAAGTAACTTGTTTCTTTGCTATTATCCATGTTTCTCTCTTATTTTAAATAGGGGGCGCACCGAGACGTTCTGTTTCTTCGTGTCTATATGCAATTTCTACCCAGGTACCAGCATCAGGAATTGTGGTAAAATATACCGTATTGTCTGATGCTTGATATGTCCAGTCGTTATTAGGGACATGATCAATAAATACTCTAATCGAATCTTCAATTGGTTCATATGTAAGCTCATACCATTCGTATGGGTCAACTTGATTAGACGCATCTGTAACACCAGCCGACCAATCTTCTGCACAAATATCAACAATAATGCCATTAAGTGCATTTGTGGCTTCCATATATCTATCCCCAACGTCTACTGGATGTGGCGGTGTGCTACAAATAGAGACTGAGGGATCCTGTGTAACCACGCTGGATAAATAAACTGGACCAAGCCTTAGTGTGCTATACCAATCTGTGAATTCACCAACCTGACCAAAATAGCCATTGCTTTGATCTTCTTCGTCGGACACAAAGACAACCAGCAAAGCCGAGTCGTGTCTCATCCATGTTGCCGAATAAGGATTGTTAATAATATATTCATATGCTGAATCAAAACCATCCTCCCGATAGCCAGTGCCCATGACATTATACATATCTTCTGCATCGACAATATCGTCACCGGGGACTAGTGGAAACTGATCTTCTTGCGCTGCTGCTGGGGGGTGGTTGGCTACCATTGCCAGTCTCCAATCACTCGATGGAAGCGCGTTGAGCATAGCCTCGATCCCAGCTAATAGTCGATTTTGATATACATACATTGATCCAGAGGTGTCAATAACCCATAGAATATCTACACCATCAACGCCAACGTGCTGGACAAAAGAATCGACCCATTGATTTCCTAGCGGATCTCCCGGCACCTCTACTTCGACCTCAACTATAAATTCATCATGCCCGACAATACCGTAGTCAGGACTACAACCCATCACCATTCCTATGATAAGCATCAATCGGCAGGCTAGTTTAAACATTACATACCTCCCTCCTCATATAATTCAATCATCATATCATAGATAGAAAGAAGAATTTTGACGCGTTCTAAGTCTATACCTGGGGCGGGCGCAAGCCATACAATATCCTCAGTAATTTGAGGGTATGGAGAGTGGGGGTTGTGATTAAGATCAACGGCTTTTACAATTCCAACCAATCTTCCTTTATCATCAAATACGGCTGATCCAGATGCCCCAAGCCATGTATAAGAATGAAGAAGGATGCTGCCATCACTCTCAAATCCACTTACGTTGCCAAAAATTGTCATTTGACTGTGACCACCAGGGTGTCCAGTATATACTAATTGATCGCCTATTAAGTTAGACGTAGTATCTCTTAGCTTCAGGTCCATCGGTGTTCGTGTTACAAGGGGCTCTCTTAATACAAGAATTGCAAAGTCGTTTGGCATTCTGTTATCAAAAAGCACTATTAACGCTGGTACGCTTTCTTCCGCTGGCGTAGTTATTTCTACAATATCGGTGCCATTCACGACATGTGCCGCTGTTATAATAAGAGCATGGTTCTCAAACTCAAAGTACGTACCCGTGCCGCGAACCTCTCTTACGTGGTTATGTACTTCCACGGCGGCGTGGCGAGTCGCTGTTGCCACTTTTCGCATCCTGCGAGAGCCTGTGCTGGTAGTTTCCTGGCTGGCGGATTCTATAGACTCAAGCGGTTCAAAGTTGGCGGGTGGAGAAGGTGGGGGCGGAATACACTCTATTTTCGTTTCGGGCGAACTACACCCTAATAAAAGAGTGGTTATTAGCCCAAAATACGACAAATAGTGCCTCACACAAAAGCGCCTCCCTTGTAGTAATTAGGAAGCTTCTAATGTAAACTGCAATTGTTTTAATATTTCCTCCTGGTGTTCTTCAGGTAGGTGCTTAATATATTTGATAATCAACTCTGGCGTTGCCTCGATGAGAGCATACCCTTTGGGATCACAATATGGACAGGTCTTCCACTTATAGGGTTTATGAGGATCGTGGTGTCCATGATCGAATATACGTGTGCCGTTGCAAACATTGCATTTAATCTTTAAATACAGCTTGTCGAATGGCATCCTAATGTAAATACATTACAAGGATGCTTTTATAGCTTTTATAAACCTATTTGATATATTTTCTGGGAGTTCTTCGAGGGAAATAAATTTATATTCGGTGTGTTCGTGGCTTAATTTTATATCTTCAAGGGGCATCTCGGCTTTAAAAAATGATGTATTTCCCTTTGTGTAAAGGCTTTCAATGGGCTCTGATAATGTTAGCCCCGTCTCCTCATAGACTTCTCGGAGTAGTCCTTCTATAAGCTCCTCACCTTCGTTGAGGTGTCCTCCTGGCAAGTCCCATCTGTCTGCATTTTTTTCTGAACCGGCGCGGAGGAGGATGAGTGCCTTGTTATCTTTTACGATAACCGCTTTGGCAATTTTATTAATATCTTTTGCCTCGCTCACATTATAATTAGAATCTTTATTGTGCTCATACCCCATCTCATCTAAAAAGTCTTTTGCCTGTTCTCTATAAGCCTCGCAGGTTTCAGTCCAAGCGGTGTTGCGACGGATTGCATCTTTCATTGATTCAAGGTTTTTTAGGTTAAAGGCATCAACATTCATATCTTCTGGAGCCTCCCACATAAATGAAACGAGCTTACTTAATGGTATCTCGCCTCTTCCGTCATATATCTTGTTACCGATTTTTAAAGCGACGTGATATAATTTATAATCTCCATACATCAAATCTTCATCAGTATCGGCATTGTGAGCGAATACCAAAGCAGCATTTTGGATACCTCGTTGCAACGCTTCCTCTGCGAGAGCGATGCCAAACATACCACAGTTGCCCGTATAAACATCTTCAACCGCTTCGTTAATCTCCTTGCTCGTCAGGTAAACCGGCACCCTCTCCACGCCCAATCTCTTTATCGCCTCTAACCTATGGTGTCCGTCCAGTACATAATAAAATGGTTCCGCTTGTCCGCTTTTTTCCATTGGGCTGTCAGCCAAACGATAGGGGTTCACGGGCTTTTGATGACACACTTCCATAGGCTCAAGTTGTCCCTGCTGTATTTGTTGTATCTTCTCTGCCACAGCTTGTTCTGTATCATATCCCTCGTCATTCTTGCCGTGTCCTATCTCTTCGGAAGGGAGAAGACTAGCTGCGTTCACATAAAATACGCCCTCGTTCACAAACTTCCGCCAATTTTCAAAGAGGAGTTTCATCGAATCATCCACCCCAATTCAGTTCTCTCTACCCTCGGATCGGCCTCTTTCTTTTTAAGAACTTTAAATAAATTTGGATTTGTTATTCTAGCTTCAGCAAAAAATAAAGGATGCTGGGACTCGTCTGCGAACTGCATTATGATTTTTCCTGCCACACCTTGCCCTTGAAACTCTGGGTCTACACCAATGTGCATCTCATAATATATCTCACCGTCATTGATATAAGGATTCTTTTTGGGAATGTACTTTAAGCTCGTTCCTCCATATTCAGGAAAAGATCTCTCTTTGTACTCTCTTAAATACTCTCGCCAATTTTCAAGTAGGAGTTTCATACTATTATAAGCCTCGCACCCAATGCTGACATTACCTCTGCGCTTGGCTTGTGGTAAAGTTTTGATATTGATGTGTCTTGCCATCCTTCTGGTCCGCCTCGTCTAACAGCAGACTTTTGGGAGCAGTCGTCTTCAGGATCGTCAGGAGTTAATTGTTGTGTGTTATACTGTTCGGCTCCTTGTGAATCTATGTCTAATTGTTTTTTATCGACATCTCCTCTAACCAGATACTTATCCCAAACTGCCGCAGCGTAGTCGGACACGCCTCTCCTATCTGCCATCAACCCTGCTCTTCCTTCCTGTGATGCCCACTCTAAAGCAACTTCATATAGAAGCGGTCCCCATCCCCGAGTTGCCTTGGCGCTTGCTATTGTAAACCCGGATAGACAGGGAGCCGGGTTCACCCACGCTCCAGCCACGAGCGGGTCGGGGGCGACGGCTGAAACGAGTCCGTGTGGGATGCCTGTAGATTCTACTTTTCTAGTACCTTCTTCATAACCTGATATATATCTTGTGCTGTCTTCATTGCGGAGCGGTCTGACAAATTTACCGCTTTCTTTATATATTAAGCAATAAAAAACTGTGATGAAGTCGGAGCCACCATGTAGGTCGATGCCTACAGCAACATATGTGGGGAGAGGCTTAGCCCGCTCAGAATTCTGGTTGACCTCTGGCAAAGCAAATAAATTATCCAGTTGCTTTTGGATGCGAGGGTCGATTCCTTCTTTTAAGAACTCTCGCCAATTTTCCATTAAAAATCTCATTTAAAAACCTCAGATCTATTAGCAATTGGGTGCGCTATTTCCCGGGCCTCCTTTGGTGTCATTCCTGATTTTTCTATTAAGTCTTTCATAGCTTCTCTTTCAATTAATTCATGATTGATTATTTTTTCCCGTTCTCCTTCTGGAACTTCATTTGAATCCCATCAATTTCACCAATAATGGCTTCATTTTCCTTCAAATACTTTCGCCAATTTTCAAGTAGGAGTTTCATAATATTATACCTTTATATTGGCCAACATACTATCAACTGCTTGTTGGGGTAAATTAGGAAATGCTTTATTCAAAATCTGTCTAATTTCCTCGTCTGGTTTACCAGCGCTCTTAAGTCTTCTTACAATATCTCCTGGTTTTGCTTTTTGTTTCTGTTGTTGCTTCTGTTGTTGTTTTTGTTGTTTTTTAGGAAGAACAGCAGAGACTATGGTTTTATCTGTACCTTCATCAGCTTGGTTAATATCTCCTACTGATTTAAAAGAATCTCCACCATGCACGTTAGCAATGGACATGTGCATATATTTATCTGGAAGTTCTGGAATAATTTGTTTCAGTGCTTGATTTAATGCATCAGAGGTTTGTATTTTTACATATAATGTTTTACGTCCCTCCATTTCCCTTGTTGCTAAAAACACATTCCTATTATCTATGATTGCCTCTGGAATGACCACATTATCTTCAATACTTTGTTTCTGTTCAGCGCTTAACTTTTTATATGTTTTTCCAGGAATTAATGTAACATGAGATTTATCAATCTTTGCAAATTGTTCTCCCTCTGGCAACATACCTGAATATTTTTTAGACCCCGCTTCAATTAATTGATCAATATTTGCGGGAGGCTCTATTTTTAATATTAAACCAAATCCAGATTCTAATTCTTGACCTGGGGCAGTGTTGGATTCTTTAAAAGCCCACGCGGCGTCCATTGCCGCCAATGTACCAGCAACCCCTTCGGCTCCAGCAGGATTATGATGAATTGTTTGACCTCCGGGTTGCTGAAACTGATTTACATATTTAATTCGATCATCAATTAAAATAGGAATTTCTTTTCTTCTTAATATATCATAAACTTCTTTTACTTTACCCTTTTCTCCAGTAAGAATTACTCTATCAGAAAGTTCTGGAAAATATCGCTGGATCCATTTTCTTTTGGCAATAACCGAAGGAGAGGGTTTGTCTTCTGTTCCTTGACCAACAGGAGAAGACAAAATATATACATTTTCTGGTCCAGCAATTTGTTTGGCTTTTTCAACCATTTCATCAGCGCCTTCAACTTTTTTCATATTAAGCCAAATATTTTCATCTTTGGAAACCAAAGACATTAAATAATTACCAATTAGTTTTTCTACTTTTGAACGTTCTGCTTTGGTGTCTTTTTTAAAATTTATTTCTTCAAGTTGTTCTCGTGTAACCTGAGTCACGCCCGCATCTATAAGTTTTTTTAAAGTCTTCGCACTACCTGTTTTAGGATTGTGTGGAGATTTTCCTTGAGACGCCAAATTTAAATTTTTATTTATTGCCTTCGCAACCTCGCCAGCAAAATCTACCAATACGCCGTCCATATCAAAAAAGAAATGTACCGGTGTTTGTGTTTGTTCATTTATAAATCTTCGCCAATTTTCAAATAGGAGTTTCATTTACCAACTGTCCTCATCATCATATCTTGAGCGACGGGGCGGCAATTTTCTGGTTAGGAAGTTAAGAAGCGACCATATATCTGTGCCAAGTATCGGAAAGATAAAAGGAAATATCGCATGTATCAACTGGGTGAGACAAGCTAGCCCCATTCGGAAGCTTATGGTTAAAGCTTGCCACATGTGCTGCAAGTATGTTTCACCAACAGAATAGGGATGCTTGGTAAACAGACGCTTTATATATCGTAAAACTGCTCTCATATTATTGTTCACCACCATCGAGCAAATCCTCTTCTTCCACTTCGGCAGCTTGGGCTGTATCAGTTTCGGGCAAATCATCACCACCATATATGTCTTCCTCCTCGATCTCTGGAAGGCGCACTGGTTCTCTCTGCTCTGGAATAGTTATAGTATCTTGCTTCGCGCACGCCACTGTAAACAAAGCAATTGCCGCTATAATATAAAGTGTTATAATGCCATGTTGTTTTATCATTTTAATCCTTTTCTCCCTCCCCCATAGGAGGAGCGCTCTTAAATTTCGGGTTTTTGGGGTTCTTAACCCCTGGTCCTACTTTCGTATTGTTTGCTCCCTTATTAAGAAGAAAATCAAGCTCTGCTGGTAATTGTTTTTTCATATTCTTCTGGAAGTCTCCTTCTTCCGATAGTGTGCCAGTTCCGTATAGCCTCTTGACTATTACGCCGCCCTTCTTAAGATTTCTTTCATAGTATCCATCTGACAAGTGACGTATAAACTTTGGACCCACCATCTTTTCAATTTGTGCTTTATCAGTTATTGGAGGTGCGCCTCTGGCTTTCATAATATCTTCTATCTTTTTGCTTGCCTCAAGAGAGTAACCCTCTGACTTGACCATCTCAACCATTTTTCGCACAAGCACGCTTTTGCTTTGTTTTTCCCCGTCAGTGGCTGCCAGTTTCATCCTGTTGCCTCGTACAAATATAAAAGCATCTGGTAGTGGGTCTTTGTCTATATCAATTAACATGACGACTTCGTAGTTTGACTGTAGCTCCTTCGCGCTGTATGCTGATAAATCTAGACCTTCAGCACTGTATACAGTTTGATATTGATCGAATAAATAATTCATTATCTCTTCATCAATTGTGGAAAGTGATTGTTTTATCCACTCTTTTTTGGCATGGTGAAGGAGATCATATTCTTCTTTTAAGAACTTTCGCCAATTTTCAAGTAGGAGTTTCATTGTTTTTTTTCACCATTCCTTTATAAAGAGAAACTCTCTCCACATCCACATGTGTTCGT